TGGTATCATATTTTATAACACCTACAATTAAAGGAAGCAGAATTTAGTGACCAATAGAAATACCTATATTTTACGGAATTGTTCTATAGCTAGTACCAATATCTTTATAATGGTCACATCAAAGAGAGTAATAATGTGTAGTATATTCACGCAATGGGTTATTACGCAACGAATTAACGTTTTATATTATTCTCTTAAACTTGTAGAAGTCAGACTAGGTCGTAGATAATAGAACAATTATCAACGTAGATAATAGAACAATTATCGAAAGCTGGGGTTGAAGACTTCTTACTACCGGTAAGATAGGGCACACACTACTAGAGGTGGCACAGTAATCTATTCAATATCAGTGCTGAATGAATAGTACCTACTAGCGTGCCCTATCGAATTTTTAATTTAAGAGGAGTTATTATGACGCCACAATAATACGTAAACAGTAATCAACTGGAGGAAGTTATGTCAAAAGAACATAAAGTAAAAGAGGTAGTTATATCTCGTAATGCAACTATGGAAATGGTTGTAATAAAGACACCTTTAAAGGGTGTAAAGACTAGAACAGGCAAACAAGCTTATTCTAGCATCACTAGGCATCGNAAGATACCTAAGAATCAATAATTATTACCCTGTCTATAGACTGATGAGTATTATCTTCTCAATCACACCATGATTGCCTTATTTGTTAGAGAAGGATGTGTTTTTTTGTTGAGACTCCACAATGTTATCACATCTATTATACATATAATACAAATCTGGCTTCTATACTGTCTTGATGTCAGACGCAGGGTAAACTTTTCATAAATGAGGTGACTATTATGAATAAAACTAAAGTAACAAAAAGATACTGTATAAGTGTCAAAGGTATGCCAATATTTGTTTTTGCGAAAACAAAGCAACGTGCATATGCGAAAGTAAGACTTCAATGCGGAATAAATTAGATTTAGCAGAATTGGAAGCTATAGTCGCAAATAGTAGTATAGGAGAGCCTGAGTTCAGGTTCTCTTATATTACTAAAGCATTAGATAAACGTATAAAATCTAATNATAAAATAATTAAAAAACTTAAGCTTAAACTAAAGGACGCAAAATGACAGTATTAATATCACATTTAATATTGTTATTTATTATTGTCATTCAAAGTATATGCATTATAATAATGTATAAAAAGAATGATGAAATAAATAATAACCTTAGAAATAGCGTAGATTACTGGAAAGTGAAATTTTTTAATTTACGCAAACTATTAGATTAGTCAATTGACTTATCCAATAGCAGGAGACCAGTCTAATATTAATTGTCCTGAATGTGACGGAAGCAATACAGTTATTATAGAATTTGTAACTAACTATACAACTAATGCTTTCAGTTCAACAAGAGACGATTATGGCTTAGAATGCGAAGATTGTGAGCACATAGTAGAGCCTGAAGACTATGAAGAGCTATTAAATAATCAGGAAATCCCTTAAATGAAGGAGAAAAATGAACTTTATTAAAAGGTTCTTTTATAGAAAGACAAAAAAATCTGCATTTAGCAGGTTGTGGTATGCAGTTAGAAGTAATCAAAAATACAATAAGGACATGCATGACAAAATAAAGCATGCTCTAAATGGTAATGTTGAGTATGTAAAGCATGCTCTAAATGAATTNCATTTAACTACTGAAATGAATTGTAGTTCTATAAAGAAATTAGAAAAGAAAATTAACAAACTAAAAACCAATAAGGAGTAATTATGCCTAGTAATAATGTTACTATAACTTTGCAAACAACAGGTTCAGTTACTACAATAGATGATTGTAGAACAGTAGGTCAAGTTCTTGCAAAACATATGGTTGGAACAGACCCAGACAACTTAACTATTAAAGTTAATGGAGACCCAGCTACACCAGAAACTGTTTTGCGTGAAGAAGACTTTGTAACTATGGTTCAAAGTAAAGTTACATCAGGCTCTATAGCACTAGCTTAATTAGAGTTAAATAACATTTAGAAGAGCAAGTTGAAGCCAACAGAAATAAAACCGTCTGTGTGAAAGAGGATTCGTCTGCTTAGAAAGCCGGATACTTGCTCTTTTAAATAAAAAAAGGGGAATTATGAGTAATACATATCAATTATTAAATTTTATACATAATGCCAATGCAGTAAATTGTTTTGATAAAGAAGATGCGTTAAAGAAAAGTGGTAAACTGAATGAAATCTTTTATCACAAGTTTCGAAGTATCTTCTCGAATAATAGAGCAATATTAGATAAAATTGAAGAAAAAAAACCTATCCAAAAATTAATAGAAGAAGAACTGTTATTTGGATATAGTATAAGTTCAGGTTCAGATTTAAACTGTTTACGACTTATGTTTAAAATGAAAACTCCTAAGCTTAGAGGAACTTTAGTTAACACTTTACCAGCTCCAATATACATTTTATGTTTATGGAATGGAGAAGATGCTTTTGTTGAGCATAAATTTAAATATTTTATAAATAATGAATTAGTTAACCCTCGTAGAAGTGCAGGTCAATCATTTCATCCACATATTGATACAACAGGAGAACCCTGTTTAGGAGAATGGTCTCCAGTTGTACATAAAGCATTGTCATCAGGACATTTAAAGACTACAATGCGTGTTATGGAATCATTTTTAAATACTTGGACACGAGATGATGCATACTGGAATTTAAATGATTACCGAGCTACGTTTGAAGGAAGTAAAGATGCCTTGATTGACATTAAGCGTTCAGATAAAAACAATGAAAATGATATTCTGCGTTTATATCCTGAAAAGCTAAAGTTTAAAGACTATTTATTAAATTATAAAACAAGAACTACGCCTTGGAGTGGTGATATAAAAGAATATCAAGCACTAGTGCAAGCCTCACTGGATAACGGATTTGAATTAGAAGATATATTAGAAGTATTAGGGAATATAGATGATTATGCAGATAAAAGAAGACAACTACACGAAATNTTTCTTGAAGACCGTATAAGTATTCCAGAGTTAACCACTATAAATCAAAAAGCAGAAAGTTTACTATTTATACAAGATATGACTCGTTTCGCAAATGAAGGTGATGAATATGGAGCATGGGGTAAACAAGCGATGTATAGAACTTTTAACTTAGCAATGTTAAATAGTCTGTTTAACGATANATGCGATTTACATATAGAAAGTTATTGTTTGTATTCAGAAATCAAACATGATTCTATTAGTATATTAAATCGTCAATTGTATGATAACTTTAATTATTATTATGCCAACAGAATAAGAACCGCTCATAAAGACGCTAAATGGCATATAGTAAAAAAGTTAAGTTACGATACTTTAGGTATTGTTACTGCACAAGACTTTAATAATGCTTTTGAAAACTATGTTCTAGATAAAGAACTACCGCATCCAAACCTTAGTGAAAGAGAATTAAAGATAATTTATTTTCGTTCTCTACTTGGCATGCAAGAACGTTCAGAAAGCATAGTATATAATAGTAGTTTTTCTCAAAGTCATATTCAAAAATGTTTACTAACAGAAAAATTAGACTTTTATAACTTTAATGTAGTATCTTTTATCAATAACCATGATTTACAAGGTTTAGATGAAAATACTGCACGAAGATTGCAATATAAGTTATTATTTTACAATGCTTTAAGTGTCAGTAGTCAGCCTAAAATAAACAATCAGCACATGTTTATACCAATTCTTTATGCACACCATGCTAGAAAGTTAAAATTGCCTTTATTAACAGAATTATTTGATTTTAAAATCAATGATGATGATACTGGGCATCAGATGTATCTAAACGCTATAAATGGTGATGTTGAGTATGAAGATACATTCAATGAAATACTTACGTACAAACTATCAATTGATACTACAAAAGATAGTTCACAATTTGAGTACATAAATGAATTATTCACATCATCTTTTACAGATGAAGATGGAATGGATAAAAGATACGTTGAAAAAGAAATAAGGTTTACTCGACAAATGATTAAAGACAAGTTAGAAAGACAATTAGAACACTATAACAAAACAATAGGGGCGTTAGATGAAGGAAACTAAAAGTAAACAAGAACAAGTAGATAGTACATTAAAAATATCTAAAGAAATGAAAGATAAGATTAGATATTATTTAAATGAATACCCAAATAGAGAATGGAGCGGACCTGCGTGGTATAAAATTACCAAAACAGACAAAGAAACAAATATACCTAGCAAAGTCGTTCTTCAATATTTTGTAGGTATGGACTTAGGTGATTATTCGGCAACAGAAGTAGACGGAGAAGATTTATCCGATTTGCTATTTAAACTTAAAGACGATAAACGAATCAAAGATTGTTATTTAGGTTTAATCCATAGTCATCATACAATGGGAGCATTCTTTAGTGGCACTGATGTAGATACTGCTAACGAACAAGCAACTTTTAAACAATTGTTCTTTAGTACAGTCGTAGCAAGTGAAGGAAACCAAGTATCATTCGGCTTTAGCTATCTAGACCAATTTAGTATACCTAGATTTCTAGAAGGTGAGTATGCTCCTTCCAAGCCTAAAATAAAAGTATTAAGTGAATGGAAGNAGGAAGTGGATAATTTAAATAAGCAAGAAGTCAAAAGTGGCACTATTACTTATGGAAATTATAGAGGATATGGTGGATATAACGGTGTTCATAACTTCAATAATAACAATCAGTTATCATTGGTTAATAATAATAGTTACATAGAATCAATTAACACTATTAGGAATGATAAAAATGATTTAACCCATGCTCAACAATGGGAGAAAGTCAATCAGGCGATTGAAAGCTTTGAAATGGACAATAATTGGGATAATTTTGTCAATGATATAGAAAAGATAGATAAAGCATTAAATCCCTCAGAGTTATTATTAAAAAGATACACATAGAAAATAAATAGATAAAGAAGAGTAGTGCTAAGTCGTACGGATATGTAGCATGTAAAAGGGTCAAACCTCTCTTCTTGTATCTATTATTTGGAGGAAACAAATGAAATTAAATAAAAAGAAATTAGAAAATATGATTTCTAGAGAGATGTTCGATTTGTCAGAAAATTTACAAAAAGATTATGACATAGCATCTGAAGATGATTGGAAACCAGACTCAGGTACAGATGAAGTGATAGCTTACGATTTAGGAATGATTAGTGCTTATGCTAATGTGTTAAATACATTTTTAAAGGAGACAACAGATGAACGAAGATAATCACTGGTGGATAACAAAAATAGTAAATGCAAAAAAAAGAAATCAATACCTTGACTTTACTCCATCTGGATATGAACCGTATATGTCAGATGCAAAAAGAGCTGATGATGAAATATTACATTGTATAAAATGTAATTTTTGTTGGCAGTTTAATAGTCAATTAAGTAGGACTAAGCATTATAAAAATAATAATATTAAATTATATTTGTATTATGAAAACTTTCCTACTTATGGAAGAGAAAAAAGAACTTGTCCGGATTGTGAAATGAAAGAGGAAAAAAATGAAAAATAAAGTATTTTACAAACTTAGAAATGACTTTATAAAAGATACATTCAAATTAGCAGATGCTAAACGCATTGAATATACCGAAGGTCATTTTGAAGAAAACGTATTGTGGAATTTTGAAAGTGTAGCAACTAAGCTTGGACTAACAAGTATACAAGTTTTATCAGTCTATTTATTAAAGCATATTTCAAGCTTATTAAACTATTTTAAAGATGGTACAACTTATTCTGAACCCATTACCGAAAGAATAAAAGATATTATTAATTACTTAATTTTATTAGTATGCATGTTAGAGCAAAATGAAATTAAAAAACAGGGAAAGAAGTATAAAGGGGAATACAAATGATAGAAACAAGGTTTCTAAGAAATAAAAAATTAATTCCATTAAATAAGTTAACAGATATAACTATAATAGGACTAGGTGGTATAGGTTCTTTTGTCAGTCAATATCTCACAATAATGGGATTTAAAAATATAACTGGATACGATAATGATATTATGAAAGACCACAATCTTTCTAGCACAGCTTATCCAACTAGTTATATAGGAAAGAACAAAGCTATTGCTTGCCAGGATTTTGTCAATAAATTTGGAGAAGATTGGCAGTCATTTAAAGCAATAGATAAAAAATGGACATCTAGAGATTCATTAAGTCTTTACAATATTGTTTGTACTGATGATATGGAATCAAGAAAAAGTTGTTACAAAGCTTTTCTAAAAGATGACATTGCTAAAGTGTTAATAGATGCAAGAATGGGAGCAACGACAATAGAACTAGTTACAGTAACTAAAAATCACGATGATTATATGAAACATTGGATACCAACAGATTCTATAGACCCTGCACCTTGCAGTATGAAACATTCATTATTTGCAACTACCACAATAGCTTCACTTACAGTGTCTCAGTTGTACAATATCATTGTAGGTGGTCAATATTATGATTATATTTGGAGCAGTTTGAGTCCAATATCATTCGAATACGGACAAAGTATCCTTCCTAATCAAACAAAAGAGAGCAGTAATGCAAGTACAAGTAACCAAAATCCAGACGGATTGGGCAACAATTCCCTCTGGTCTGACGTATTTCTTCATAGGTCAGCCGAAAACGGGCAAGACAACAGCCTGTAGTCAATGGAGTGAAAAAGGTTCTGATGGAGTATTATTAATTGATACTGACCTAGGTTCCGAATTTACCAATAATGCAAATGTTGTTACAGTAACGGAGTTAAACGCTCCAACCAGACCTAAATTAAAAGACAATAAACCTATAGTTAAAAATGGTCAACCTCAACATGAAGTTGTTCCACCTGAAGAAAGAGGTTTTGTACATAGGACTGGAAACAATAAAGGCAAACCAATGCCTGTTTATAGCTTAATAGAAGTTTATCAATGGTTAGAAAAAGAATGGGATAGCCTCCCATACGATACAGTAGCCATAGANACTATTGGTCAAGTCAATGAATGGATTGAGACAATAGTAATTGAAGAACTTGGTATTACAGCTATGGGCGAAGGTCAGTGGGGTGCAGATTGGGGCAAAGCTAGACGTAAAAATCTAGATGTAATTCGCCGCTTTCAGGACCTTATGAAAAAGAGAGGTGGAAATCTTATCCTAATAGCACATAGTAAAACAACACAAGTTACAGATGGCAAAGCTCAGTTAGCTCCAGAATTGCCAAGGGGACTTGGGTATGGATTAGCGGCTAAAGCTGATGTAATAGGNTATACAACAGCTATGAAAGATGATGGTAAATACTATGTGTCATTTGAAGCTTATGACGAAAGAGTTGTAGGTTCTAGATTGAAACCTCTAGCACAAAAGAAACTGGAATTTGATTATTCAGTTATTAAAAATGAAATTGTCACATACAAGGAGAATAAATGAGTGCACGATTCAGACCAACAGAAATAGAAGAAAGTAAAGGTAGTTATTTAGGGTTAATACCGGTAAATATTACCAACTTTGAAGATAGGACAGATGAGTTTAAATGGGCAGATGGCTTCTATGAGGTTACTCTAAAAAGTGATAATTCACAATATCCCTATACTATGAAAGTTCTTGGTAGTCATGATAGAGAGCCTTCAGGTCATATCAAAACATCTTCATTCTTAAAGAGGTTATATAGCTTCTTTGATGCAGTTAATTTTGAAGGTGGTCCAGATACCGAAGGGAATATGGTGGATGGCAATGGAGAAAAGATAGAAAGCATGGAAAAATTCTTTCATGATTCTATTCTTCCCAATGTTAAATCTAAACAATTCTTTGCTTATGCGTATAAAGAAATGGGGAAAGATGGTAAAGTATATACTGTAGTATATCCAAAACTATCTGATTCTATGGAAGACTTAGATGGGTATATAAAATTCATTAAGTCAAAAGGCATTATCAAAGAAGTAGAATCAAACGGAGTTGTTAAAAGTAATTCTAATAACTCAAATCAATCAACAAACGCATTCTAAATGTTTGTTGAAATGGCAATTGGTAACCCCTCACGTAGAGGGGTTATCGTGCCTATAGATGAATATTACCAAACGCTTTATGAGAAAGGTGATAAACTTGCAATATACCGAAGTGTTTATAATTATGATGAAGAGGCTATAGATTTTGTTAAATCAAATCACTCTATCAAGAATTTTGTTGGAACTAGATATATTAATTATATNCCAATAGATATTGATAAAGGAGANAACACAGATGAGCACACTCTTCAACAAGCACAATGGTTAATTCANGAATTATACAGATTAGGATTNAGTAATGAAAATTTTCAAGCTTATTTTAGTGGTACTGGTTACCATGTAATGATAAGTAATGAATGTTTTAATTTTAAAGCTAGTCCAGACTTACCTTATATAGTTAAACAAACTATGTCTAATATGTTAGACATGGATATAGATTTAAGTGTATATAACAAGTCTTCATTAATCAGGTCTACTCATTCACTTAATGTAAAAAGTGGACTGTATAAAATACCTTTTAAAGACAATATCATACCTTCTTTTGAAATTATACTTAGTTTAGCAAGTAAAAGAAGATTAGAAGACAGTACATTCACGCTTTCAGGAGATGGAAGCTTAGAGCAATATCTTGTAGAAGATGTTCCAGAAGTAAGAGTATTAGAAAAGATACAAGAACCAAGAAAAGTTGCACCTTGCGTACAAACAATGTACAATCAAGGTCCTCAAAAAGGTACAAGAAATAATACTATACTAAGAATTGCTAGTCATTTTAGAAGGAATGGTATTCCTAGCGAAGCAACAAAAGCAAGCTTGTTGCATTGGAATAACAACCAATTAAATACGCAAATCATACTTGACAAAGTAGAGAGTGTTTACAATGCTGGATATAGATATGGATGTAAAGATGAATTTATGAGTGCACATTGCGAAACAAAATGCGTATTTTATAAAAATAAGGATTATGATGTGGATGTCTATAATGTAGATGATTTACAAACAATGCTTGAAGAAAGATTAAGTACCGACTTTACAGGTAAAATTATTGATTTATCAAGAATGTTTGGNTTAAAAGATAAAGATTGTACCATATATCCGGGAGAATTAGTTACGATATTTGGTCCTACAGGAAGCAATAAAACAACATTAGCACAAAACATAGTGCTTGGTTATGATGCTGAAAACGATGAAATAATGAAAGAATGGCAACTTCCTACTCTATTTTTATCTTTAGAGTTATCAGCTAGTTATATGCACCGAAGACACATGCAAATAGTATCAGGAAGTACAAAAGAATATGTAAATAAAGAAGCCTCTAAGCTATTTAAATCGTATAGAGACTATCTTGCCAATGTAAATATACAAACAATAAGTGCAACTCCAGAAGCAATTCAATCAAAAGTTAAAGAAATACAGCCTATGGTAGTTGTTATAGACTATATTGACTTGGTAGAAACGCCTCCTCATTTACGTTCTGAGTATGACCAAATAAGATACATTTCTCATTTTTTATCGAACCTAGCAGTAAATATGGATATTATTATTATACAAATATCTCAAGTATCTAGAGAATATAGTAGGTCAGAGATATTAGATATATACGCAGGTAAAGGTAGTGGTGCAATAGAAAACGCATCAAGAAAAGTGTTAGGAATAAATGGAAGGCAAGACAGTACTCAAAAGAAAGTAAGTCTATTTAAAAACTCAGATGGAGACTTATTNGANGTNGATTTAAACTGGCTTCCTTCTTTNAGATTAAGAAAAAGGAGAGATTGATTGAAAAAACAAACAACAAAAGAACTAGTTGGGGATTATATAGACCTAGAATCACAAAAACTATTTACTGATAGCGAAAGTGAAGAAATGAAATATATAGATTCTCAACTAGAGATAACAAAGCAAAGTATTAGTAGAAAACTTGACGGGATTGACCATTTTATGGTTGACATTGACAAAAGAATGTATATGATAGACGCAGAAGTTGAAGCATTAAATAGTGAAATACATAGGTTGAAAACTCGTAAAAAAGCTACAGAATCTTTGAAAAAATACTTTAATCAAACATTGATACCTCTTATAGTTGAAGAAGTAGGCAATGATGGAGTATATGAAACAGATACTGCTCGTTACAAACTGTATGAAACAGACGGACCTGTAATCATACATGAAAAAGATGAAATTCCAGATTCATATAAAAATATGAAATACGTTGAGTCTATTAACAAGATTAAAATAAGAAAAGACTTAAAAGAAGGAAAAGTAATCTCGGGAGCAAGTATGCCTAAAATAAAGAGAGTAAAAAGAAGCTAATGGCAATTATACATTTAGAATCTATTGAAAATGGTTTTCAAGTCACTTTATTTTGGATATTTCAATTTGGAGTATTTATAATAGACATGCCTACAGAGACTTTTATTCATGTAAAAATATCTTTCTGGATTGTAGGCTTTAATATTAACTTAATAGTAGGAGATAATAATTTATGCAAAACATACAGCGAACAGGGAATAGAGTAAGCCAAAAGAATCAAATATTGGCTTTTCTTAAAACTGGTTCTAGAATAAGCCCTGCGGTAGCAATGGGATTATGTGGTTGCTATAGATTAGCCGCAGTTATACATACCTTAAGACATGAAGATGGGTATGGAACAAGAATTACAACGCATTTAGTGAAAAACAGAAATGGTAATAACTATGCTGAATACTCTTTAAGCTTGTAATAAGTAGTACATAGTGTAAAAGTGACCGACAATAGAAATAAATTCTTAGGAGCTTTTATTCTAAACAGTAGTAACAATAAAGGTTATTGTTGCCACTATTAAAAAATGATGAGAAATCAAAACAGCGTTAAGGGGGAAAGGTTGGCACTAATCCCCCTTTTCTGCAAAGAGGAGAAAAAATGATAATGTATTATTTAATTGAAATATTGCAAACCCAAGCATTTGATGTTTTAATACAAACAGTTTATATGGTAGCAATCTGGGCTTTAATTACATATAGGTTAGACAGAATAGAAGAAAAAATATGAAACTTGTTAAGATAACTAAGCTTGATGGTTCTGCGATTTCTTTGTATAAGCAATGGCAAACTAAATCTTTTCTTTCACGCACATACGATGACCCAGAAGACCTTTTAAAAACAATTAGAACAGTCTTACCATCAGGAAGATTTGCTTTAGCTATTACAGATGAAGAAAATAAAGTTTCATACTTCTTAGATACTCAAATGATAGAAAAAGTTGGTAACGAAGTAGTAAATTATGTACCAAAAACAGAAAATGGAATTTAAAAATGTCAAAAAGAAAATCACATACCCCAGAAGAAACAAGAAGACATAGTATTCGTTCTGCTTATAATGAACTCATTAGAGAAGAAAGAATTAAACCAATGGGACCTGCAATGAAAAGATTTCTTTATTTGCAAAGTGTCAAATTTAATTTTGAAAATAAATAGAGAAACATTTGAGCCAGTTCTAAAAAAAGTTCATAATACATTTTGGAAAAAAGCTTATCAAAAATTATCAAGAAAAATATCTGCTTTAAAATCTTCTTTAAAAAGAAGAGCTGAAGAATCTAATTTAGATTTTAATGTTGAACTAGTAGATTTAAAAAAACTATTCTTAGATAATTATGGTACACAATGTAAATACTGTGATAAAAAATTAACTATTCACAATATAGCATGTGACCATATAGTACCAATGGCTAAAGGCGGTGGTAGTGTTATGGAAAATTTGCAATTAATATGCGGAACTTGCAATAGAAGAAAAGGTCATTTAGACGAAAAAGATTTTGAATTATTAATGCAATTAGTCGAAGAATTGCCAGAAGAACTATGCTCTTATGTGATGAGAAAACTTGCAAAAGGAGGTAAGTATTAATGAAAAGAAAATATGTTGTATCGCCACAAGATTTAATATTAATATTAAGTGGTTTACATAGACTATCTGATGAATGTTACAGAGAAAATCAAATAGGCAAAGCAAGAGAGGTATCAGATTTAATCCTCTCTTTGAAAAAAGAATGTAATTGGAATAAAGAAGACGAAGAAAAATTGTTGTAATGTAAAAAACTATGCACTCTCTCTATTTTATATATTGTTTTCCCCTTATAATATATAACCTCTATCACAGCTAGAGGGAGTGCATGACTTCTTTAGAAAAAAAAGCTCAAAGATTATGTGCAAACTGGATAAATGGTAAGTGCTTAGGAGTAGTTTTCTTCAATAAAAACAATAAGTTACATCAAAAGTTAGATAAAAAACTTCACAATAAAAAATGTATAGTAAACAAAGGGTGTGATTACTTTGATACAGTAATCAAGTTGTAATTTTTTTTAAACTTACTATTTAAAGTAATCAATCTTTTGATAAAAAGTCAAAAGCATNTGTATCTNCCAACAAATCCTTTGCAATAAGAGCTGTTTCAAGAACAACAAAAGCCTTGGCTAAGGGNATTTGTTTTTTTAAACGATATAACAGTTGAGCCTTGGGATTCTTTTTTACTTTATCAAGAACTACGTTGAATTTTTTTTGTAATTTTCCACGACCCTTAAAACTACTCAAATCTTCTTCGGTTGCTAGTTTTTCAACTTGGTTTGTTTTAAATGGATATTTCTTATCTCTAGTAGTAGTAAAAACGTGCTCTCCATCCATTTTTTGATAATATCTATGATTATACTCATCAACAAG